GATTACTTGATCCGGTATCGCACCAGTGTTACTAATCTGGCCAGTGCATAGTGGCTACTATGGTGGATGAATACCAAGGGCAAGGCGGCTCGTATCTGCTGAACCCGAAAACCGGCAAGCGCAAGCTCATTGAGCGAACCGAGCCGGCGCAACCACTCAACGCTCAAGTCGAGGAACTAAGCGATGGCTCTGCTGACCCGGAAGCGCCTGCTGCTCGCTAAGGCAGAAGCGACATATGGCACCGACAGCACTCCCGCTGGCACCGATGCGGTGCTGGTGCGTGAGATGGAAATCACCCCGCTGCAAAGCGACACGGTAGAGCGTGAGCTGATCCGCCCCTACCTTGGCGCTTCGCAAACGCTGCTGGCCAATACTCGGGTTGAGATCACTTTCCAAGTTGAGCTTGCCGGCTCTGGTACTGCAGGCACCGCGCCTCAATTTGGCTCGATCCTGAAGGCTTGCGGTTTCAGCGAAACCGTTGTGAGCAGCACCAGCGTCACCTATGCGCCGGTGAGCAGCAGCTTCAGCTCGGTCACCCTCTACTACAACGTGGATGGTGTTCGCCACAGACTGACCGGCTGCCGGGGCAATTTCACGCTCAACGGAACCGTGGGCGAGATTCCGTACATCGAGTTCACGATGACGGGCATCTACAACGCACCGACCGACACGGCGCTGCCTGCCGCCACCTACACCAACCAGGCTGTTCCGCTGGTGTTCAAGGATGGCAACACCAGCAGCTTCCAACTGCTGAGCTATGCCGGCTGTCTGCAATCCATTGAAATGGACATGGGCAATGAGGTTGCCTACCGCGAGCTGGTCGGCTGCACCAAGGAAGTGCTGATCACCAACCGCAACGTGACCGGCAACGTGATGATGGAGGCGGTGGCGCTGGCCAGCAAGAACTACTTCACGGCCGCCCTGTCGGACAGCACGCTTGGCAACCTGCAGTTCACGCACGGCACCACCGCCGGCAACATCGTCACGGTGAGCAGCAGCACCATCGACATTGGCGATGTGAGCTACGACGATCAGGATGGCATCACGATGCTTTCGATCCCGGTGGTTGCAGTTCCGACTACTGCAGGCAATGATGAGGTGAGCATCGTCTTCACCTGATCCTGCATGGCATTTGTTCTTAAGCAATCTCCGACCTACAAATGGCCGGTAAGCTTCCGTGTGCCGACCGATGGCGGCAAATACGAGAAGCAATCGTTCGACGCTGAGTTCAAGCGCCTGCCGCAGTCCCGGATCAACGAAATCCAGTCCGAGGTTCAGGCACGCCTGAAGGCTGCGGAGAAGGGTGAGTCGAGCGAGGGCGAGATCAGCGACATCTCGATTGCTGATGAGGTGCTCGCCGGTTGGGAGGGGATCGTAGATGATGAGGGCGATGAGATCCCCTACAGCGCCACCAGCAAAGCGCAGCTACTGAATGTGCCGATGATGGCTGGTGCAATCATCGAGTCCTACTTCGACAGCGTGGTGGGTAAGAAGACAAAAAACTGATCGAGGCTGCGCGTTACTGGCTGAAAGGCGGCGTAATTGACCAGACCGCTGAAGACGCTGCAGCCTTTGGCATTGAAATTGATCTGCCGAAGCAGCCGGACTATTTCGAGGTGGATCCTGATGCGTGGCCTGCAGTGCAGCTATTCCTGCGCTGTCAGACGCAATGGCGTAGCGGTCCGGCTGGATTGATCGGGCTGGACTATTTAGCGGTTGAACTGGCCTCTAGACTGTATGGAGCAACAGATCTAGCGGCCATGCTGGAAGACATCCAGGTGATCGAGGGCGAGATCCTGCTAGCAGTGCACGAGAAGGCGAAATAACGATGGCACTGAACATGGATGCTGCCGTCAAGATTCGGGCCACGGTTGATGGCCTGACGGAGATTCTTGGCTTGAACAAGGCGCTTGGTGGCACTGAGAAGCAGGCAAAGGAAACCAGCGGTGCATTAGGCAGGCTGCGTACAGCTACCAGCGGACTGAGCGGTGCATTGGGCGGCCTGGTGCCTGCTGTTGGCATTGCGGGCTTGGCGGCACTGGGCAAGCGCAGCATCGATGCAGCTGACAACCTAAATGACCTGAGCCAGCGCACTGGCGTTGGCGTTGAGAATCTGAGCAAGTTTGGAGCAGCTGCGGCTGACAGTGGCAGCAGCATCGAAGAGGTATCGAAGGCAATGGGCCGCCTGTCAAAAGGCATTGCGGATCCGGCATCGAAGACCAATGAGGCGTTGAAGTCGATCGGCGTCAGCTCGACGGATGCACAGGGCAAGATCCGCGGCGTTGATCAGATCATGCTGGATTTGGCTGATCGGTTCTCAAAGATGCCTGATGGCGCGCAGAAGACGGCGTTGGCGATGGAGCTATTTGGCAAATCAGGCATGAACCTGATCCCGATGCTTAACCAAGGCCGTGATGCGCTGGGGCAGTATTCCGCGACCATCGACACGCAGATGGCGCAAGCTGCAGACAAGTTCAACGATGCGTTGAACGCTATCGCTCGCTCCGTGGCTGGCCCGTTTAACCAAGCCATCACGGCGCTGCTGCCGTTCATCACTCAGCTGGCGCAGGGGATTGCCGGATTGGCGCAGTGGTTCTCGGGCCTGCCCGCTCCGCTGCAGAACATCGTGGCAATTATGGGTGGCCTGACTGCAGCGTTCATTGTGCTGGCGCCTGCGATTACGGCATTGGTTTCAGTGCTGACGCTGGTGGGCCCATTGTTCACGGGCATCGCTGCTGCACTGGTCAGTATCCCCGCCTTGATCGCCGGCTGGGCTGGTGCGATCGCACCGTTGATGGCGGCATTGGCTCCGCTCGGCCAGCTGCTGCTGGCGATCTTTAGCGGCCCCGTGGGTTGGGTGGCGTTGCTGGTGGCTGCTGGCGTGGCGCTGTACGCCTTCCGTGATCAGATCGCACAGGCGTTTGCTGCTATCGGCCAAGTGCTGCAGCAGGCTGCGGCTGGCTTCAAGATCGTGTTCATCGATCCGGTCGCCAATGCACTCAAGGCAATGGTGGATGGCATCAAATCGCTGTTCTCTAGCCTGGCTCAGGCACTGGCGGCACCCTTCACCGCCGCGGCCAACATGATCAAGGGCGTGGTCAACGGCATCATCGGCGGCATTGAGCGTGGCATCAACGGGGCCATTTCGGCGCTCAACCGCATGATCGCTGGTGCCAATGCTGCGCTATCGCGGCTTCGGTTGCCAAGCATCCCGACTATCCCCACCGTTACGTTGCCTCGTTTCGCTGAGGGTGGTGTAGTTAGCGGCCCGACCGTGGCAATGGTCGGTGAGGGCGGCGAGCCGGAATACATCGTGCCGCAGTCCAAGGCTGCAGGATTTGCCGCCAACTGGATGGCCGGCCGCCGTGGCGCTGCCGCGATTCCGCGCTTCGCTGAGGGTGGTGTGGTGATGCCTAGCACTGCCCAGGTGAGCATCCAGACCGGGCCTGTCACGCAGATGAATGGCACCAACTATGTCACCACGCAGGATCTTGGCCGCGCCGTGCAGTTCGGCGTGCAGCAAACGCTGGATCTGATCCGCAATGACATCGGCGTGCGCGGCTCGCTGGGGATGGGCTGATGGCTGCTTACGACATCATGTGCTTTTTGGAGTATTACTCCGACCGCACCAACGTTGAATCGGGCGGCCTGCGTACACCAACAAGGCAGTGGCAGAACTTTTACCAAGAGGCGCAGACGTTAAGCGTTGATGCCAATGTGGCAGGTACTTATGCTTATTTGGCGTTTGATGTGAATGGCTTTGGCTCGACAGCCGCGGCCAGCATCAACGATCTGAGCATCAATGCTGCTGCGACCGCTGACTTGGTGGACATCACCGATGCAGCCATTGCAGCCGACAACCTCGTGATCGCGTCGCTCTACATCCAAGATGCAGGCGAGGATTCCTTCGATGGCGCCAGCGCGCAGCTGATCAGCCGCTACATCGGCAGCATTGAAGGTGCCAGCTTGAGTGATCAGGAAATCAACTGGAAAGTCAACCCTGCGATTAACAAGCTGAAATCTCAAGTGCCGACTCGTAAAATCACGGCAGACATGGTGACCAGGCAGCAAGGGCAATGACAGAAGCCATCCTTGCCACTGGGATCACTGCCACCTGCGCCGATGGTTCGGTGCATGACGATGTGATCATGCGCCTAGTAGATGGGCGGGTCGTTTATCAAACGCCAGATAGCGAACATCTTTGCGGTGACTGCTGTGTAAAGCTGCTTGATAATGCTCGTTTTGTTGCACCGCCTGGCTTGATTGCTCAGGCGATTGAGCAATATCGCAAACAGGAGGCTGGGTGATGGCAAAGCCACCATTGACACCAGAAGAAGCACGATTCCAGCTGCGGGCTGAAAGCCCTGGCCAAGGCGAACCACGAATGGATGGCACCCGCCCTGGCGAAACAAGAGTTTTGTTTGCAAATGTTGGTGGATTTATCTACAACAGATCAGAGATCCTAGAAGCTGCATCTCGTTCAACACCAGAACCAGCTGCTCAAGTCGGCAATAGCTCATCCCGCAGTGATGCTGCAATCGAGAAAAGCAAGAAGCCGCAGACCGAGATTGCAAAGCAGCAGGTAGTTTCACAGGCTGGCGATACGGTGCCGATTGTGTTCTGCAAGCGCAGCGGTGGCATCGGCG